TACAGAATAATCATCAAAATCAAGTGGGCTATCAGCACCCGGCGTCAGGCTTGCAATATATCCTCTTCCCATAACTTCTGATGCTGGTATTTCTTTTGTACGATAATCACTGACTCTGAAGAGCTGCCCTTGGTGGGTGTGTGATTCCACTCCTCCATTCTGAAGACTTAGCAAGGCACGTACAGCATCAATACCACGCCCGTCATCCCAGCCCCTAATAAACTCACCGCGTAAATCAGGCAATTTATTTGTCGGATAAGCCTTTGCCAGTTCCGGGTATTCTTCAGCAGAAAAAGCGGCACCGTTGCATTTCAGCCAGCCTGTTGGCGGAGTGGCTGAAGGCCACGGAACAGGCACCCCAACCGGTAATGCAGAGCCCTCTCCCAAACCAAGGTATGCGAGAAGACCAGCTACATCCTTTCCACTCAAATTAGTCAGCGTATTGTCCAGCGGTTGTTTACCTGCCAGCGCATTAAGCATTGTCGTGGCAAAGTTCGGGTCATTCCCCAGCGCCGCAGCCAGTTCGTTCAGTGTATCCAGTGCAGCAGGTGCAGACCCCACCATTGCCGCAATTGCCGATTTCACAAAAGCCGTGGTGGCAATCTGTGTATTGTTAACCGACTGTGCGGCAGTGGGGGCTGTTGGCGTTCCGGTGAGTGCCGGACTTAACAGCGGCGCTTTCAGTGCCAGCGCATTGTTAATGGTGGTACTGAATTTCGGGTCATTGTTTATGGCTGCGGCAATTTCTTTCAGCGTGTCCAGCGTGGCTGGCGCACCATTAATAAGAGCCGTCAGTGCCACCTGAACAAACGCGGTGGTCGCAACCTGCGTGGTGTTATTCCCCGCCGCTGGCGTTGGCGCTTTGGGTGTCCCGGTAAACATAGGACTTTCTTTGGGTGCATACTGTGAATGCGGGTCCGGTGCTGCAAGATGTTTTGCCATCTGATCATCCACGTACACCTTCAGCTCCAGTACCTTATCATCCACATACTTGCGGGTTGCCAGCACGACGGCAGGGTCGATTTTCAGGGTGATATTGTCCGTGCTGCTGGTAATCAGCACCATGCGCACGGTCTGGGTGCGCCCGCTGCCTTCAGCCAGTTGCGGCTTATAGCTTTCCGGGCAGTTGCCCACGGCAATCAATGCCCCGGATTCATCAAACAGGCCCACTTCACGTATCCACCAACCGCCCTCGTTTTCAGGGATCACCTGTTCAGCAATAATCTGGCTGCTGTTTTGCGGGTCGATATAGAGCATATTCAGCGCAGCCCGGCGTTTCTCATTTACCAGTGCAGTCTGCTTTGCGTCCGGCGTTGGTAATGTTCCGCCGCCATCGCCTACCGCCATATGGGTAATTTTTAACGGCACACCGAGCGCGGCGGCGCTGGCAAGTTTCGCCGCGCCAATATCCGTCAGCAGGGTATAAAATTTTGTGCTCATGGATTCACTCTCATTGTGTCAATAACATGGACCGCCCCGCCTTCATGCGCGGTGCCGCCAGAAATAATTGTTTCGTTGATATACGGATAGATCGTGATTTCTTCACCAAGATAGCTGGCGGCCCCTACCCAGTGCGGGCCACTAGTTTGCAGATTGATGGACATGCCGATCATGTGACGGCTACATGGTTTGGCATCGCTTATCAGCCGCTCAAGTTCCAGATAGGTATCTTCAGTGATGCCCTGGTCCTGCACGCCGATGTCCAGGCGAAACGTGCCCGGTGTTTCTCCAGTCTGCCACCACTCAATAATGCGGATCAGGAAGCCGAACGGCTCCACCACCCGCCGCACGGCACTGGTGGTTCCTTTATGCTGATGAATATAAAAAGCATCCTTCACCACCTGGCGCTTGACGCTTTCTGTCCAGCCCTCGTCCCAGCGATCCACAGAGAACGCCCAGGCGAGATAAGGCAGGAAACTGACCGGACAGGTCGCCGGATCCCACAGGTCACGCAGCGGCACCTGCAAATCAGAAATCCCGCTGCACGCTTGCGCCAGTCGGCGCTCCAGTGGCGTTGAACCCGGTGGCAGCAGACTATTCATCCGTTCCTCCGTTGGTTACGCTCCACTGCGTACATGATGCCGCCTGTGTTTTGTTCAGGACCACATCCGCCAGAGGGGAAGCCAGCTCCACACGCTGCACACCCTCAACATGCAGGGCGGCAAAGATGGCGCTACGGCGAATATCCCGACCAAGACGCGTCTGACTGGCGATGTACTTCTGCAGGCTGGCTTTTGCCGCTGCCATTACCGGCTCTGCTTCCGGTCCCGGATAAAGAAAAATGGTGGCTTCCACTCGGTACGGGATGATTTCTGCGCTGCGAACCGTCAGACGGTCAGCCACCGGGCGGACGTTCTCACTGTTCAGGGCGTTCTCCACCACATCCAGCAAGTCTTTTTCTGCAGTTCCGTCGCCTTCGCGGCTAAGGACAGTCAGCACCACCTCTGCAGGTGCCGGGCTGGTTGCACTGGCATCCGCCACCCGACCGTCGGCGCTTCGGGCATGAAATTCATAAGCGGCAGTTGGCCCCGCAACCGAAAGCCCTTCAAAGGCTGCAGGCACACGCAGGCGTAACGCTTCATCGCTTTCCATCACAGCCGCAACGGGCGGCACAGCGTCATTATCAGCAGGCGTCACCGTCAGGCGTTTCACGTTGTAGTTGGCAGCGAGCTGGTCAAGATCGCCGCCCATCGCGTAAGCCACCATCACCGCCTGCGCGGCTTCGTTAATGCGCTGGCGCAGAAGCAACTCACGGTAAGCGTTCTCCTGCAACAATTTGGTGACTGGTTCAGATTCCAGTTCCAGCGTGCGGATCACTGCTTCCTGCTCATCTTTCGGATGAAGCGCCACAAATTCTGCCTTGCGTTCGGCAAGCAGCGTCTCAAAGTCCGGCACATCCACAATCTGCGGTGCAGGCAACTGCGAAAGGTCAATCACTGCCATTCTCTGCTCCTGTTGATACGGAAAGGGACACAGGCACACCGTTATTCCGCCGCCCGGTCAGCTCCACCACCATTGAACCGTCAAAATTGCTGTTAATAGTGATGGAATCCAGCATCAGCCGTGGCTCCCAGCGACTCAGTGCCACATACACAGCCGACATGACCTGCAGGCGTAACGCCGGATTTTGTGGCTGATCTATCAGTGCCGACAGCAGAGAACCATATTCCCGACGGGCAATGCGGCTACCCTGCGGCGTCAGCAGAATGTCCCGCACCGACTGGCGCAGATGGTCAATATCAGTAATGGCTTTACCGCTGGTATTATTCATACCGATATAAAGCGTCAAACCGGGCCTCCGGTAGTATCACCGCCTTTCAGGACGCCAGTATGCTGATGCGCATCAACCACGATCCCGTTAGAACTCATCGCACCGCCGCCCTGGGTAACGCCACCATTGATCGCCACTTCGCTGTTAATACGCGTGCGGTCAGCCTCCAGCACAAACTCACTGGTTTTCAAGGTGATGTTGTCAGCGGCCTCAATGACCATTGATTTGATGCCTCTGACATACCAGCGCCCGGTGGCGGGTTCGTATTCAAACCAGCCACCGTCAGGATGTTCTGTCACGCAGGCGTCCGCCGACGTCGACGGTGGTGCGAACTGATTCGAATAGATGGCGGGCAGCGCAAAGGCGGTTTCAAGATTTCCGCCCAGACTCAGCAGCACCACCTGTTCACCTTCCGATGGTCGCCACCATGTGCGGGCATTCCCGGCACGCAGCGTCAGCCAGCTGATCCAGTTGGTTTCAAGGTCGCCCGTTTTCACCCGGCAAAGCCAGTTCTCCCGGTCCACTTCGGTGACTACCCCAGTGCGGATCAGGTTGGTGATAAGGCGCATGATTTCGGTTAATTGTGCGTTCATAGGGAAAGGTTGCCATCAGGGGAAGAAAGGCGGCAGTGCTGCAACTTGTATCAGTGCTGATACAAAGATCACCCCGCCAGCCATTGCAGAATCATGTCGCGGGTCATTGCCTCAACATCATCATTTACGCCCAGAAGACGACGCTCTGCGTAACGGACCTCAGGTCCTTTGCGACTGACGCGATCACGCAGGCCGTAATGGTGAACGCGGGCAATACGCTGCACCTTACCTTCAAACTGCACGCTGGCAGAATCCGTGCTGGCGGCGGTTTTCAGGTATTTTTTGGTGCGAAGTTTTGTAAACATCTGCCGTTTGATGCGGCCTTTTTTACTGCGTGCTGTTACTCGCCTCGGTTCATAGCTGCTGCCATCAGGATTGCGTTGCATCCTGATGTTCTGCTGCTGTGCCCGGCGCAGTTCCTGCGCCAGCTGGCGCATCATGCGGCTTCTGGCGGCTGGCTCCAGATTCGCCAGCAAAGCACTCAGCCAGTCGTCCACCTTCTGCAGTTCAGCCACGTTTCACCGTCCACATTTCTTCAGGTTCATCGGGTTCTGCTACAGCTTCAACGCTCGACACACTGCCGTCAGTGCTGACCAGCACACGCTCCGTCAGTTGCAGGTTAAGGCTGATATCACAGACATCGTTGCGCAGAATATCCACCTCAAAGGTGAATAGTTTTTCCCGTAACGCCGGATTATTGATGGCATCGGGCTGGTTATCCCGCAGCCACAGCAAAACCGGGGCCATCAGCAGATTCTGGTCCCCGCTGAAATCCTCAATCACCGCGTTCAGGGTGTAACGGTACTCCCATGACATGGAGCCGGCCCCCGTGGCAACCAGCGAACCGTTATCCACAAACAGATGCAGTTTGTCCGGGTTATTGCGGACATAAGGCACCGCTTTATTGAGGGCGTGGCGCAGGGATTGTGGTTTGTTCACTGTTTCGCTCCTGACACGCAATAATCATGTCCACTTTGTCTGCACAGACCGCCCAGGCGGCCTCCGTTTCATCCAGCAACGCGTTCAGATCACCGTTAGTGCGCGGCGCTGCCTGATCCAGCCGACACGGCGTCACTCGCGGACAACCACTGACGGTAAGCTGCACCTCCGGTGAGCGTCGGACGTTCCCGCAGCCGGATAATGTCAGCAGGCAAAGGAGTATCAGCCCAGCGGCGTAAATCCTCGTTCTCACGTTTCAGTTCCTCTATCCGGTGTTGTCGTTGTCTCAGCAGCGCGCTGGTCTGTTCTGCTTCGGCATAGAGCCGCGCCTGCTCCCGGTTATTGGTTTCAGTCAGAATGGACAGGCTGATAAGCTGGCTGTTGCTCTTTGCCAGTGCCTGGCTTTTGCTCTGCAGCTCGTCTGCCTGCGTGCTGATGGTCTGGCTGGCATCAGCCAGCCGCCACGTCTGCCAGCCCAGCGCCGCCAGTAATAACGCCAGCATAACCAGCAGCAACCGGTTCATGCTGCTACCTGTTGCGCCATCTGATTACGGGTGATCCAGAAGGCAATAACGGTCAGTAGATAAAAGACCAGGGTAATAGCCCACCCCGTCCAGGCGAGACTTACGACAATCAGCAATCGCATCACCCAGCTGATAAATACGTTTTCTTTTCGGGTAATGGTCTTCAGCAAAGATGCCCTCAACTCCTGCCAGAGCGGGCCATTCTTAATTAACGCAGCCAGTGCTACCGGAATTACCGCCCATGTCAGTAAACAGGCTACCCAAACGCCGGACGCTGCCAGTACCGGAAAAATCCCCTGCGGATACACCATTGCTGCGATTAACAGCGCCATCCATAACATCAGAAACAGCCCGCTGATTAATTTCTTTTTCATTTCAGTTTGCTCCCTGTAAACACCAGGCCATCTCCCGCGCACGGCGGTTATCCAGCCCCTGATTAAACACACCTTTCACATAAACCCAGCGCGGCAACTGTCGGCACGCATCCGCCCAGCGCCGCTGATTGAGTAATTTCACCAGCGTGGAACTGCAGGCATTGCCCGTTCCCACGTTGAAGGCAAACGACACCGCAGCGTCATATACCTTCTGCGGCGGCTGTTGTTTCACACACCTTTCCAGCGCTCGCTCCACACGCAGCACGTTGGAAATCAGTCCTTCTGCTGCCTGTCGTTCCGTAATGGTTTTGCCGGGAATGACGCCTGACGTGTTACCAATGCCGTCGGTCCAGACGCCCGCGCTGCACTGATACGGCTGCAGACGACAGCCTTCGTAATCGGCAATCAGTTTCAGCCCCTCCACGGAGGTGTGAAGCTGCTGAAACCCCGGCAGCGTGGCAGCAATAGCCAGCACGGCCCCGACAAGGCAGCGTTTAACGATTGATGGATTCATAGTCCTCCCGCGAGATCTGCCCGTCGCGCAGAAGCTGGTAGGCTTTGTGTTTGTAGTACCAGTTGATAGCCAGCATCAGCACACCAATCATCAGGCCGCCCAGCGTTGAGGCATCCTTGATGGACAAATCGCCCAGCCAGGCCAGCACAACGGCGATGCAGTACGTGATAAAGGCGCTGATTCGCTCAAGCGTCATAATTCAGTCCCATAGCTGGACGGTCTGCACGGTGGTGGTGGTCGGAATGTCCGGCAGCTCCACCTGCAGCCCGTGAGGTAAAAAGGGGCCATATTCGGCAAGCCCCGGATTTGCCTTCAGTACCTGCTCCGTGACACCCTGCGTGCGCCCGTAATGACGCCAGCAAAGCGCGTCCACCGTGTCATACTGATGCGCACGCACTTTCATCAGATAAGCTCCACTGTGCAGTGCGGCGCATCCTGCACCCGGCTGATGGCCCAGCGGGCGTCACGCCACAAATCACCGCTGGATTCCGCCAGTTCCTCGCCTCGCTTCACACCGGATGCCGTGGCGTCATAGTCCTGGTATCGTTCGTTGAGCATGGCGCGTGCCCAGCAGTAAACCGCGTTGAAATAGTGCTGAATGCGCTCACTTTTGCCGTCCAGCTGTTCCGCCGGAACCTCAGCCAGCGACACATACCCCAGCATCTGCTGACGTCTGCGAAACTCATACAGCTCTGCGTTGACCTCCGAAATTGCCGACAGCGCAACCTGCTTTAAACGCGGCTGCGTCACCGTGCCGTCAGTGCGCATGACACTGCGAAACTCCGACAGGTCCACATCAGGCCAGAACGGCGTATTTCTGATGATTTCCGCCTGTTCCGGTGCCTGTTCTGGCGCAACAAACTTCATGCTGCTTTCTCCTGAAATAGAGGGCGGTGGACGGGGTTTTGATGTGGCAGTGCCTTTCGCCACCCCGTGCCGCCCGTGCGCGGGGGCACGTTCTGTCAGCGGCTGTCATTGCGCAGTCTGCGCTCCAGCTGCTGTTTGTCTTTTTTCACGCCACAGCGGGGATCAAGCTGTAACGCATGGTTGAGATGATTAAGGGCGGAAGCCGGATTGCTTTCACTCAGGACAGCGCCAATCGCTTTATGCAGACGCGCCCGTGACTGGTCCGGCATATCCAGACCGTCTGTCAGCTCCAGCGTCTGCAACAACAGATCGGCATCAAAGCCGGTGGCGGCAAGCATTGCGCTCTGCGCGGCGTCTGCCATTTCCTCTGCCAGCACGGTCTGCACGTTGCGGTTACCCAGCGGCATCACCCAGCCATGACGCAGGGCATGACGCCCGATCTCCAGCGCCCCGGCATAATCTCCGGCATCAATGCGCCACAGCATCACGTACATCAGCACGTCATCCTGTTGAGCGCCTCCGGCAGCCAGGACACCCTCTGCCCAGGCGGCGTACTTCGGCAGCAGCTCCACCTTGATTTCCGCTTTTTTGACCGTGGACTGAACGCCCTTGAGACGGCGGCGGTCTTCCGCCAGTTGCAGCAGCATCAGGTCATAGCCCGATGCGTGGCGAACACTGCCGCCCTCGCGGGCGGCCTGTTCAGCCTGAACGCGCAGGCGATGCTGCCGTGCGGGACTCAGGCTCATGGATTACGCTCCGGTTTCGGCTGCGGCGGCGCTGAAATCACCAATCTGGATGTTTTCCACCAGTGCGGCGCAGCGGTAGTCCTCAACCACATAGGCTTCATTAACGGATTCAAAGTTTTCAATCCGGTCACGTTTCGGGTTGTCGATAACTGAACGGCGGCGGGTGTCTTCCTGCCAGTAGATGGACAGGTTATCCAGACGGGTGATCAGCAGCGCATTCGGCGGGAAGAACGGCGCACGCACGGCCTGCAGGCCACCCATGCGTTTCTGGCTGATGATCATATCGGCAGCCAGTTTTTCACTGTTTTCCTGCTCTTTGTTGACCAGCGGGAAATACTTGTCAGACAACAGTTCACGACCGCAAATCACCACCAGATCGTCATCGTCCTGGTAAACCACGTCGATAAGCTCATTGACGGCATCCATCACCACAGCGTCCAGGTTGGCATATTCGCCACCTTTCCCGACTTTCACCGCACCCGGAGTGGTTTCACCGCCCGTGGTGGTGCTGCCCATGACGTGATCCGGTGCATCCTCACGGATTTTCTGCAGCCAGCCTTTGTTCACATCCTGCAGCAGCGGGTTTTCGCTACGGTTGGAGGTTTTCGCACGCTTCACGCCGTTAAAGCCGATCATGATGCGGTCCAGTGCCTGACGTTTCACGATGGCGTCACGGATGCGCACCTGGAAATCCTGAAACTTCGCCCACAGATCCAGCTTCGCGTAGGTCAGCACCGTGTCAAAGTTGGTCTGCTCGCATTTATATTCCACATCGACCATCAGGGTCGGATCGACGGGTTCACGCTCTTTCGCGGTGGTGTCAGTGGTTCCGGCAATGGTGCTGCCAACACCCAGCCCCAGCAGCTGACCGGACTGCTCAGTCACTGGCGTGACGTTAATCAGCGTCAGGAAAGCGGCGGACTGCTGGATCTGGTCCTCCAGCGTCTGCTGCACAGACGGCTCCACAGTGAATTTGCTGGACAGTTCTTCAACTGCCACACCGTTCAGACGCGCCAGCTGCTGCAGGTAAGCGTTAAAAGCAAAGCGGGTATTCTTCTTCATCGGGTTTTGTGCTCCATCAGCAATTGGTCAGAGTGTCAGCGGGGGCGTTACCGCCTGTTGCACGCTGGCGGTAGTCCTGGCGGCTGTCTTCATGACTCAGCTTATTCACCAGTTCGTTAAAGGCGGTCTGCTGTGCCTGCAGGGCAGTCTCCAGCTCAGACAGACGTTCTTCCTGCTCAGACAGGGATTTTTCGGTGCGTGCGCTCAGGTTCTGCTGCTCAGTGGCGACCAGCTCCACGGCCTTATGCACATCAGAGAACCGGGCGTCATCGGACTGCTCTTTTTTGGTAAACAGCGCCGTGACGCGGGCAAACAGGGACGGTTTGTCGTCCTGGACTTCTTCCAGTTCGATCACCGTTTCCTCTGCGGCGGTAAAGAGATTGGCGGGATTCTGCTTGCGGTTTGCCAGCGGGTTATGGGCTGCACTGGCGCTGAATGTCAGCATTTCAGTGCCCAGACTGGCAGGGTCATCAGTGGCAGCCAGGCCGACCAGGTAGGCTTTGCCCGTATCAGCGAACTTCGGGCTGACTTCCATAGAGGTGAATAATTTCTGGCCTTTTTTCACCAGCTCCACCAGGGACTCCGTTGGCTCAACGTCGGCATACAGCGCCATCTTGCCTGCCAGCGGACCTTCCGTGATTTCTTCAGCAAACAGCGCCGTCACCTTGCCGTAGCGGTTAAAGGTGCTGTCCGGCAGATAAGACTTGATGTGCTCAAGGTTAATCAGCGCGGTATACACCGCCGGGTTATAGCTGGCTGCCATCTGTTCCAGCCATTCACGCTGGATTTCGCGTCCGTCGGTGGTGGCACCTTCCACCCCGATGCGAAAACGCTTTGCTTTCACTGTCATGAGCCGTGCTCCGTTAGAAAAAACTTACTGGAGCCTTATGGTTGCGGTGATAGGGGCAGTGAAACAATGCGCGGTATTTGTACCGACAACCACACAAACCGCAGGCGGGGAAAGCCTTCATTCAAGGCTGTAGGTTTGTGCAATGAACACCACACTGACACCCGCAGATCTCGATCCCCGTCGGCAGGCCATGCTGCTGTACTTTCAGGGATACCGCGTAGCCCGCATTGCTGAAATGCTGGGCGAGAAAGTTGCAACCGTTCACAGCTGGAAAAAACGCGACAAGTGGGGTGACTATGGGCCTCTGGATCAGATGCAGCTCACCACCGCCGCACGCTACTGCCAGCTCATCATGAAGGAGCACAAAGAAGGGAAAGATTTCAAAGAGATTGACCTGCTGGCGCGCCAGTCTGAGCGCCACGCGCGGATCGGCAAGTTTAACAATGGCGGCAACGAAGCCGACTTAAACCCTAACGTCGCCAATCGCAACAAAGGCCCACGCCGTCAGCCTGAAAAGAATGTTTTCACCGATGACCAGATTGAGAAGCTGGAAGAAATTTTCCATTCCTCCATGTTCAACTACCAGCGCCACTGGTGGGAAGCCGGAAAAACCAACCGCATCCGCAACCTGCTGAAGTCACGCCAGATCGGCGCGACCTTCTATTTTGCCCGTGAAGCCCTGATTGACGCCCTGCTTACCGGACGTAACCAGATTTTCCTTTCTGCCAGTAAGGCACAGGCCCACGTCTTCAAACAGTACATCATCGACTTTGCCAAAGAAGTGGAGGTGGAGCTGAAAGGCGATCCGATGGTGCTTCCCAACGGGGCCACACTGTATTTCCTCGGCACCAATGCCCGCACTGCCCAGAGTTATCACGGCAACCTGTATCTGGATGAATATTTCTGGATACCGAAATTCCAGGAGCTGCGCAAAGTGGCTTCCGGTATGGCTATTCACAAGAAATGGCGACAGACCTATTTTTCCACGCCATCCAGCCTGACCCACAGTGCTTATCCGTTCTGGTCCGGTGCGCTGTTCAACCGTGGGCGCAACAAAGCCGATAAGGTGGACATCGACCTGTCCCACAGCAATCTGGCTCCCGGCCTGCTGTGTGCAGACGGGCAATACCGCCAGATAGTCACCGTGGAAGATGCGGTGCGCGGCGGATGTAACCTGTTCGATCTCGACCAGTTGCGCATGGAGTACAGCCCGGACGAATACCAGAACCTGCTGATGTGCGAGTTCGTGGACGATCTCGCGTCCGTGTTCCCGCTCAGCGAACTGCAGGCGTGCATGGTGGACAGCTGGGAAGTCTGGACCGACTTTCATGCACTGGCCCTGCGCCCGTTTGGCTGGCGCGAAGTGTGGATCGGTTATGACCCGGCAAAAGGTACGCAGAACGGCGACAGTGCCGGATGCGTGGTGGTGGCTCCGCCAGCCGTGCCGGGTGGTAAGTTCCGCATTCTTGAGCGTCACCAGTGGCGCGGGATGGACTTCCGCGCCCAGGCTGACGCCATCAAAAAACTGACCGAACAGTATAACGTGACCTATATCGGTATCGACTCGACCGGCGTCGGTCACGGGGTTTACGAGAACGTGAAAGCGTTTTTTCCTGCCGTCAGGGAGTTTGTCTATAACCCCAACGTTAAAAACGCCCTGGTACTCAAGGCCTACGACATTATCAGTCACCGCCGTCTGGAGTTTGACGCCGGGCACACCGACATTGCGCAGTCATTTATGGCAATCCGTCGCGCTACCACTGCCAGTGGCAACCGCCCGACCTATGAAGCCAGCCGCAGCGAAGAAGCCAGCCATGCCGATCTGGCCTGGGCAACAATGCACGCACTGTTTAACGAACCACTGCAGGGCGAGTCCGCCAATACCAGCAATATTGTGGAGATTTTTTGATGGGAAAGAGTAAGAAGAACCGCGCTGCGTCGACGAAACAGATCCAGCATAAAGGCCAGACTTCAGCCGAAGCATTCAGCTTCGGTGATCCCGTTCCTGTTCTGGACCGCCGCGAACTGCTGGACTATGTGGAATGCGTACAGATGGATCGTTGGTATGAGCCGCCTGTGAGTTTCGACGGACTGGCGCGAACTTTCCGCGCCGCCGTGCATCACAGCTCACCGATTGCAGTGAAGTGCAACATTCTGACCAGCACCTACATCCCTCACCCGCTGCTCAGCCAGCAGGCTTTTTCGCGTTTTGTACAGGACTATCTGGTTTTTGGTAACGCCTACCTGGAGAAACGCACGAACCGTTTCGGTGAAGTTATCGCCCTTGAGCCTGCTCTGGCAAAATACACCCGACGCGGGTTAGACCTGGATACCTACTGGTTTGTGCAATACGGTATGACAACCCAGCCGTATCAGTTCACGAAAGGCAGCATTTTTCATCTGATGGAACCGGACATCAACCAGGAGATCTACGGCCTGCCAGGTTATCTTTCTGCCATTCCGTCAGCCCTGCTCAACGAGTCCGCCACGCTGTTCCGCCGTAAGTATTACATTAACGGCAGTCATGCAGGCTTCATCATGTACATGACCGATGCCGCGCAGAACCAGGAGGACGTGAACAACCTTCGCAATGCGATGAAAAGTGCCAAAGGACCAGGTAACTTCCGCAATCTGTTCATGTACTCGCCTAACGGCAAAAAGGACGGGCTTCAGATCATCCCGTTGTCAGAAGTCGCGGCGAAGGATGAGTTTCTGAATATCAAAAATGTCAGCCGCGATGACATGATGGCTGCGCACCGTGTACCGCCACAAATGATGGGAATCATGCCGAGTAATGTTGGGGGATTTGGTGATGTTGAAAAAGCCAGCCGCGTCTTTGTCCGCAACGAACTGATGCCGTTACAGAAGCGACTGCAGGAGCTTAACGACTGGCTGGGCGAAGAAATAATTCGCTTCGAACCTTATATGTATTAGATATAGATTAGGCTCAGAAAGCGCCTGCTACTGCAGGCGCTTTGTTTACTCTTTAACAAGTGTGCCCCATACCGAGTCTTCAACCTCTTCAACAACAATATTGATGTTGCAAATAACATGGTCTTCACTTACTCGAGTATATCTGAATAACCTTGATTTCACTTTCCCACCAAACGACTCACGGTCTTTATTGTTGGTAATGTCGACATAATCCCCAACATTCGGAAGCATCAGGAGTGGATTGTCTTCCGAAGAACATCTTACAATCTCTCCATCATCAAGAGGTCGCGTATCCCCTTTACGTAAGTATTGAAAGTCATAGTTGTATATGGTTTTCATTGTCTATCCTTTTGAAAGTAACATCGCTGACGTATGTTGTTTCACAGTTCCATTTCCACATTAAGTCAATGAAATCAACATCATTTAATGTGTGCCAATATATTGCAACACGATCCCGAAAACTTCAAATCAATCTCTCCAATACGCGGGATTATTACTTTTTCGCCCCGTTACGCGCGCTCGTATCCCCGCCACGCCTGCCCGCTTTATGTAGTGGTTTTCATGCACCTGCATGACATGAGTAAAAGCCCGCCGGTTCTGGCAGGTCTCTGCAAAAACGAGCCTCAATTGATCATGCGATTTCATGCAGCATAGTCATGCACAGCCAAGGGAAGCGTAAATCCGTATCAGAATGACCGCTGAAAAGCGAATCATAAGGGTTTACAAAGATGAAACTCCGCTGTGAGCGAGGAGCGGAAGTAAGCATGTATCTGCTAATGCGAAAAATCACTAACGAAACATTGGATCCCCATTGTTGCCGATCTTTAGTGGCGTTCAAGATTAGCCCCAATCCTGATTATCATTTGATTACACTGACTGAAATGATATAAAACCTAATTATCTGATATTTGTAGGGGTTTAGTAATGTCACTTCCTGTTCCTTTTGGTGCAATTGTTACAGTAGTGAAGAAATGCTGGTCTACTCTTACCCAGATAATGCTGATAAAAACTTATCAACTCTCACATGAGCGCTGGGCAGTGAGACACAGGCTAGGGGCGAGCTGGCATTCCTTAGGGAATTATTTGGAGTACAGTCTACGATTTGCTCAGTTGACAGATAAAGAACCTCGTTGTTCACGTATTGCTTTCAGAAGCAAAGAGGAACCACTGCAACAAGTTGAACTTGTTTTTGAAGCCATTGGCAGTGGCTTACGCTACCAAGAAACACTATGCATTCATGATGTAAATAACTCACCGATAATATTAACGCTTTCAAATATTCCTACACTTGATGTACTTATTCTAGATGATGGATTCGCATTTACGGTTGAACAGTACCAGTTAAAATATTGCACGATAAATTTAATGACTGGTGAAAGTATATCTATTGACAATTCGCCCAAATATTCGCTAATGCAAAACTGGTGTCTCAATGATACATGGAAACGGCGTTGGGGTATCATCTGGAACTGTAATGCAATTGAATTTGCCCGAAGGCGTATTGCTGAATATTGGAAATGGGGCTTTTGTCTGCCGTTAGTGGGACGCCCCCCGTTATATTCACCATCGCGAAAAGGTATTCATCTGTTTGAAGCAAAACCGTTACGCTGGTTTATGACACGCCCATGGTGTCTGAATGTCCAGTTTTGGACGGCAATTTGGTCAGGACTGTTTATTCTCAGCGATGAGAATGTCTTGCAATGGCGCTGGAAAGAGCCACCACAACAAGACTAACTTCCACGAAGGCCGTCCGCTCTGAGCGATCAGCAGACGTTCGTACTTGAGTTGCCATAGATCTTGCTCACAATGTCGTGTATCAATCAACTGGGAACAGGTCAATCGTTGCGAATGATATCGATATCTCCTGAAATTAGGGGTATTACTAGGTGGCTAAAGTAACTTGTTAATGGAGTAAGAATGGCAAACTATGTATCAGGGAATATCATTTCTCAATCGTATGTTCATGTTAATCCTGAGTGGTTAAAAAATGCGACCCCTCAAGATAAGAAACTAAGAATCAATGAGATTGAGAAGCAAATAACTGCCTTTGCGAAGAGCCGAATACCTTTTTTTATTGGAAGTGAGGTAGAGATAACAGTTGAGTTCTCTGAAGGCTCAATCATCGCGAAAATCACCGCTTACGGTAAGATCATCCCACTACTGGGGGGGCTAGTTATCGGATACCCACACTTTAGTGAGGGTGTTAGAACCATGGTGAAAGATGCACATGATCTAGGTTCGTATATTAACTCCGAGCTGTTATTTCAAACAGGCGCAAAACATAAATCTGAGCGCAAGTCAGTTGAGGCTCGCTTAGGAGTTTTTGGTATTATTGATCGCGTTAACGCCCAGATTAATGATCTAAGCTTGATCTCTCGGAGGAAGGAAAATTCGCCATCAATCACATATAAAAAATTGTTACAGTTGCATGGGGATATCCTCTCATCCCTTGATAAGATTTCTGAAAATGCCCTAGATGACTCAGATGAAAAAATAGCCAAGGATATGTGGATTGAAGGCGTATCCGGCATATCTGTGGGACGATCGCATTTCAAATTTAATCTTAAAAGTGATGATGATGTGTACAAAATGTTGGTTGCCGAAAAGCAGAGCATTCTTGATGACCTGAAAAAAAGGCAATAGGGCCTAATGCCTCCGTGGTGGGTATATAAAAATCACGGGGAGCAGGGCTAGCTTCGTCTTGACCTGCTCCCCATAGACATAAATCCGACTGCTTTAGCGATTTCTTTTAATGTACTAGTAACCTTTAATGATTCTGTCAGAGTTGCCGTTATGGGCTGGGTTGTAGCAGTGACCCGTCTCAGAAGTGTTTGTTCTCATAGGCATCTTTCACTCCGGCGTGTTTCTCCGCACAGGCCCGTAGGATGGTGAGGGCGTGCCGGATTAACTGCTCACTGCGTTCCGGTTCAAACCAATTACCATTGAATTTTCCGCCGTGAAAGAGATTGTTTCTTACTCGACAGACCAGCAGTAAAATTAGTTCAGCCCGGTGCCGGGAACTCGGTAGTTTTTCCGACCACATGATCCCTTTTTCACCGTAAATCTGTTTTTTAGGGGGATGCTCTTCGAAGTAATGAATCGCTTCATTAAGTTTAGGGGTAGACGGGTTTTCGATAACGTCACGCACCTGATCGGAATATCCATTCCAGTCAGCTTTTAAATGGCCTCCATTGATTAAAATCCCACATGCCTTAAGGCAATATTCATATCGTGAAAACTCAATAAAAAACTCACAGGCCAGTTGTTGTAACATAAAAAACTCCATATCCTGTAGGGACTTAACTTAAAACAACTATATTAATCATCCATGCTACACATTATAGAACTTATTATGTAACTTTTAGGAATGGTAATTTACAAGCTCAAAGCCTGGATCAATGAGGATTTTTTAGCTCCTATATAGCTTGTTGGAAGGTCCGCTTCACGCCCTGAGACATTCGACAAGCTTTTTACGGCACCAGTAAGGGCGATTTTCGCTCTTCAAGCGCCAGTAAATATTTCGCTTCGTCATAACGGGTTCTGGTCTTCCAGCAGCGGTAAATAACCCTTATCCATTTGAATGCCAGAGCCCGGATCGCGGACTGATGAGATTTTCCCTTTTCTCGCTGCCCCTGATAATACCGTCTGGCCCAGTATGATGAGTTTACCGTCTTCGCAGTCCATTCCACGAATGTCTGTCGGACGAACTTCGCACACTGCCAGCGCCAGTGCACCCAGGATTTTTGGCCGCTTCGCTCAGTTATTGGCGCGATGCCAGCATAGTTTTGTATTTCTTCTGCGCTGTTGAAGCGGTTGCGGTTATCACCCAATGCTGCAAGCATTCGCGGGCCCATACACGGTCCCATGCCCGGCAGTGATTTGAACAGTTCAGCATCTGGCAATGTGTCAAAAAGCGTTTCGATTCGTTCGTCATAGGTTTTGATGATTTCACTCACGACTTTAATTTGTGCCGCCAGTGCTGTAGCCATCAAAACATTAGCTCCTATGACTACTGGGTCTGTAGTCAATGGAATCGAACTCTCAATGCTCGCAACACGTTGCTCGGTAAGGGATCTTGCACGACCACCTTTGGCATTCAGAAAGTTACGAATCGTGTCGCGCCTGGCGCGTTTCAGTTGCTGCAGACTGGGCCACCGTATAATCAGTTCGCACAACAGTAAACTCCCCCTATGTGAGAACCATTCCAGAGGCTGAGGATAATACTGCTTCAATGTGTTGATAAGGCGGTTCACGAAGCGGCGTTTGTCTTCAACCAACTGGCGACGCTGTTCAACTAACTGCTGGAGCAACCTGATATCTGCATTGTCAGGCTCGATGGCCTTTATCTTTTGGGGATAACGTAGCATTAGCTCTAATGCTAACTCAGCATCCTGGGGATCATCCTTCGCACCACTTGGCCAGAAGGTCTGCCGATAGCGGGCCAGTGACAACGAGTGCACAGGAAAAACAGTGACAAATGGGTACTTCTGTAGAGCATACACCACCGGGCCTTTCTTCAGCTCAAGGGCGATAGCGATCCTGCCTTTCACCTTTTGGTGCAATTCGTTGAGCCAGATATCAAGCGCTTCCGGAGTATGTTCAACCACATGGAATATACGTTCGCCGTTTTTAAACTGAACGCAGACATCATGCTTTTTATCTGCCCAGTCCAGACCAACATGAGCAGCAAACTTATCTATCGCAGTCATCACCAACTCCTTTTTATCGGGGATTGGTATGCATTCCACGTTCTTCGAAAGAAATATAGTCAGCAGTTTTCTGCATGCCCTGAGTATTCGTTAGCGAACGTGGAGCACTTACTGGCTCGAAAGCAAAGCGGCAATCATCAAATCACATGATTCTGGCACAATATTCGTAACCAGTAAGCGCATACCCTGAATCACTTAAAAGTGTAACTCTCAGGGTTCGAATGACTATATCTGGCACAAAGCGGACGATCATTTATCAAAATGACCGCCCACCTTATTTCACTCGTTGTCCAAACTAACCTCCATCAGAATAAATTCTCTTGGGGCAACGTTTCTTAATGCAGCCAGCTGTCGTCTTCCCACACCTTCTGCATAATTTTCATCACTTGTTTTCTTTCTTCGTCCAGTTGCAGTCCTGTCAGTTCCACACCGTTAGAGCTACCTTTGCGGATGCGAATTACCGTTTTGGGATACAGGGGGCGCAGATTGCGGTAAAGCTCGGATTCAAGGGCGTCCAGGATAGACTGGCTAATCTTCTGCTCTTTATCGATCATTATTTCAATGCGCATAAAAGTCACCTCAGCTGATGACATCCATTGAGCGGTTGTATTCGTGGGTTCTGATTTTTGCCATGAGTTCATCTGTTAGTTCAGAAACCCACTGCAGAGCCAGCCCCTTCTCTTCATCACTACACTCACTAGCCGCTACAAGCTTAAGAAAAAAATCAATGCGCTGGAGCTTCAAAGACTCCAAAAAATAGTCCTGCATCTTTCCTCCTATGACACCACAAGAAATACTGTATGTATAACCACTGTTTATATTTACAGTATATAATAATCTTACTGATGTAAAACGTTTTTTTACGTTCATCAGCCTGATATGCCTGGTATTATTAAGAGCACGAATTGTTAACCCGCGTAATTAATACAGATCCCGCCACTTATCATCTTCCTGCAAACGCTGGTTCCGATAGAAGATACGCAGGCCTGCTCCTGACGGAATACTGCCACCGCGAAGGAGTAAATCGACCTCTTTCTCGCTGCCGTCAAATCCTCTGGACTTCAGTTCATAGACAAGCTGCTGTCGCTGATGGTCTGTAATTCGCTGTTTGTAGTCTTTACGCCGTTTCGGTTTCACCAGGCGTAATCTTGCTGTCAGTTCCCGGCGCTCTTTTTTGCTCATACTGTGCAGGTAATCGTGCAACTCCTTGTCATTCATACGGGTGATATCCGTTCTGGTATCCCCATCAGCTGATTTGTCTTTCCCTTGTTGGGGCAAATTTTCAGCAAGGGGACAGTTATTGCCACGAGTCCAAGGGGCGCAAGCGCCCTGGTCGGCTGCCGCCTCCTGAACGTCAACGGCTTTACGGACCATTTTCCACTTCACTGCATGAGTGCAGATCTTGCCCTCTGCAATGGGTGACCAGATGCCATAAATACGAATACCGTGATCGCCATAGGCGGTCGGCTCTTCGTTGATTTCATAAGCGGTTCTGATGAGGTGATATTTACGGGGAACCAGTACGCCGCCCTGCTTCATGATGTAGGTGGCAAAGCAACCAGCATCAGCTGCAGCCAGAATGGCATCAAGGCGCGGGTTATCCAGTACCGGCGCACCTGCTTTTTTGTCACCCTGTTGCCTTGCCGCCTGACCAGCCAGCAATCGCAGTTCACGGTAAGCCTGACGCCCCGGAATGCCAAAGAAGCGGAATTGCTGAACACGATGCAGAGACGCCCAGGCATTAACGTATTCAGCGTTATCACGCAGAGATTTACCCGTTTCCTTGCTGATCTCGCCAGCCAGACCACGCCCGTCAATGTTCTTACTGATGTATTTCGCGATGTAGCTTGTTGGTGTACCTTTGCGCGGGTTTATCAGCTCAGACTTAAAGCGTGGTCCTGTGTTATTACCCAGCTCCTCGCGGTCTTCACGAATGGCAAACTTACGCAACAAAGCAGTAATGGCGCGGCGATCTTTTTTGCGCATAAAACACAACAGGTGCCAGTGAACTGTACCGTCATGATGCGGCTCAGCCACCCGCACGCCATACCAGCGCAATCCGGCTTTGTACATCGCCTTACGAAATGCAGCAAACATGCCGACCAGATAATCACTGCTTTGTCTTACCGTCGCATTTGTCCAAGTCGGGTTGGGCCTGCCGTTATTTAGCGTGGAATGGAAACGTGACGGACAGGTGATGGTGTAGAAAACGGCGCAGTCACCGCGCATTTCCGCGATAAGCTCCAGACCTTTAACACATGCCATCATCTCATTGCGGCGATGCGCCGGGTTGCTACTACTGGCGTTTACCACGTCCTCCATATCCAGCGTGTCGCCGTCTTCGTTCACCAGTTCATGAGAACGGAAAAACTCCAGCGACTTACGGCGCTGCTCACGTTTATGCATCACGGCTTCATAGCTGACATAGGGAGATGCTTTTTTGCTGACCAGGCAAACAGCACGCAACTGCTCTTCCCGCCATTCGCAACGCATCTTCCATAATTTCCGATACCACCAGTCGGCGCACAACATACGCGCCAGCGAACCCGGAATGAGTTCATAGGGTACGGGTTTACGGCGGTTTCTTTTCCGGCGGAGTTGCTCAAACGCAGGAGGGATGACATCCAGACGCAGGGTTTCCGCCGCCACCCTTTCCCATGTCTTGCGGATTTCTTCTGGCTTAACGTCATCGGTGGCATACAAATCACCACAAGCTGCATCAAGGCACATGCTCATATGCGCGGCAACAAGGGTAGACAGGCGCTTCACCTGATCCTGACTCATTTCAGGCAAGATCAGCAGGCCGTCCAGCCCTTCATGGCTTGCCATAAAACGAAAAGATGCAGATAGCTGGCTGTCGCGTACATGCTCCAGTCGTTCCAGACATGGTTTAATCGTCTCACGCAAATAGCGGGAATAAGCCTTTGGCCTGCCCAGGCTGCTGAAGTATTCAATACGTTGCATCAGCGGCTTGCTGATATGGGAAGGCTGGGCGTTAACGTCCGCCAGTATGACCATGTCCGGATTAAAACGCTGCTGCTCATGCACCAGCTTTGCCCGGCTAATGAGCTTATCCTGCTCCATTTCGCGCTGGACAGGATCACGGGATTCATTAAAGAAATAACGCTCCCAGACCTGATCACTCAGTGCCTCGCGGCGCAGTTGTTCCTGCTTGTTATCGGCAGCGTACAGAGTGATCAGGTTTGAAAGCGCAGAAACCGGCGCAACTTCCGCCGGGTCCAGATAAGGGTTAATCGCCTTTTTCGGGCTGTTCCATGAGAATGCTGCGGCGGCCTCGTTAAAGCCGCTGCAGTTGTTCATATCAGCATGGCTCATGCACGCACTCCGTACACGGCAGAACTATCCACGCCACGCGAAGGATCAAATCCCACCCAGCAGCGCGCCCCAGAAACAGCGATGATTTCTGTTGCAGATTTACTCTCACCAGCTGCTACGCCGATGCTGCGTTTTGCCTTGATGTAGTGGTGAGTAAAATTGCGATACAGCGAACGGATCAGGGATGTGTCACTGTTAGAAACAATGACCGGATGTCCTTCTGATGACCGATGTTCAAGAACGGATGCCAGGTGATACTGGTCATCTTCAGTGAAACCATCAGTGTGATAGCTGGAAAACGTACCGTCATACGGCGGATCGCAATACACCACATCCCCCGCCTTCAACATCGCCAGCGTTTCATCAAAGCTGGCGCAGATAAACGTTGCTCGTTGGGCTTTCTCTGCAAATGCGCGAATTTCTTTTTCAGGGAAATACGGATTTTTATAATTACCGTAGGGAATGTTGAAATGCCCGCTCTTGTTATAGCGACATAACCCACGGTAACCGTGACGATTGAGATACAGGAAATATACCGCTTTCATGAAATCAGTAATTTCAGTTGAGTAATTAAACTCCTGCCTTATGTTGTAATAAGCCACCTCCCTGTTTGCTTCCTTAAATAAAACTCTGGCGCGAGATATAAACGATTCACAATCAGCGGCAACCTTTTTATAGAGGTTGATTAAATCAGGATTAATATCCGCAACCAGATAGCTGGGATAATCCGTCTCCATCATCACAGCACAGGAACCCGCGAAAGGTTCAACCAGTCGCGGGCCAGCTGGAAGATGTTTTTTCAGTTCGGACATTACGGCGGTTTTATTTCCCGCCCATTTCAGGATGGTGCTCATACAGCACCTCCGTTGTAATGTTTGCCTTTCAGCTCTGCGATTTCCTGACAGGTAATGCAAAGCTGCACACCTGGAATGGCGCGGCGGCGTGCTGGCGGAATTGGCGCTTCACACTCAATGCAAAGCACGCGGGACACGCCCGGCGTTTTGGCACGGGCAGCACGGATATGGCGCTGGCGTTCTTCTTCAACGCGCTGCTGTACGAGATCCATTGCATCAGCCATTAGTGGATCTCCTGCGCTTCGTTCTGGATTGCTTCAGCAGTTACACGCAGTAGTTCTGCTGCTTCGACGTGGTTTAGCTGGCGGGATGTGATATGACACGCCAGGCTATCAAGGCGAGCTGCCATTGCTTCAGCCCTTGCCCGGCGTTCTTCCAGACGAGCCTCTGTCAGTAAAATATTAAGCCCTGCATCATCCGGTCCGGTTTTAGTCTTGAGGGTTTCAATATTACGCATAATCAATTCTCCTGAATTTAGATAAAGGGATACCCGGCGGGTTTACGCCATTAATTTCATTAGTTGGTTAATTCGGCATGGTTAGCCGTCTGGGAAATAAGCTCACCACTGCACGAAAATGATTCATTGCTTTAATCAACTCCCGCTTTTCGTCAGTGGTCAGCTCATTAATGCTGATGCTATGACGTTCAGCTGGAATTTTTGCCATAAAGAATATGGCAGCCAGTGCTCGTTTATTCTGTTCGTTATTGATATCCCGTGGATCACGCATATCTTTAATAAACCGCTCAAGCTCTGACTCAATATTCAGGCCAAATACTTTCGCCCTTAACTCCGCAATGTGATTAAGTCCATTCAGGCGTTCACCGGGGCTTAATGGAACAGTTGCTGCAGCGCCATTAATTGCCATACTTCATATCCCCCAAACGCAGCTATCGTTCTTTGTTCTTACGGTAACGCTCAAGAGGAGATACATTTTTTCGTATCGTCTCTTTAACCTGCTCTCCCCGTAAAAACGTCCCATCCTTTAACGCGAAAAAGTAACTGCCATCGCCCGACAATGACGGATAGCAACAGAGCAAATCATCTTCAGGTACTGAATAACTCTCCCCTCTGTAACGAAACTGATAAACCACTTCACTTTCTGCCGCATACATTTGGACTTTCTCCGTTTCCTCGTGGTCAATTCAGACAGCAATTCATCTTGTGAATGACATGGATGCCAGCGTTTTCCATCCTCACCCGTGATCCAGCCGTGACCGTAGTGCATTGCCGGGCTTTGTTTTACCAGCAGCGATGCAAATGATGGTTCTTTCGTCAGCATAAGCACCTCACAGCAAACCGAATGAAGCACCGAGGCCAGTCACGGTATCAACTGCACTCGCCATCGCAGGGTTAGCCTGTAAACGGGCCTGCAATGAAACAGCAGCCAACGCCATCAGTCGTGTTACAGAGTTAATGCTGCTGATAGCATCACGACGACCTGCACTGGTTTTTACATCGCCAGATACCGCACCTGCAGCAACACGCCCGATCTCTGCGGTTGCACTCATGACGTAATGTGGCAGTTTCTCTTTTGCCACCTCATTAATTGGTACGCATGGCAGGCAGTGAATCTGTGCCAGAAAACCATCTACCAACGTTGAATCTTCAGTCAGATCGGTAAGCAGCCAGATTTCTGGTGCGGTTAATAAATGAGGTTGAGCTGGGTTCAGCTTGTTCCGCAGAATCTGCACATTCATGCCCGCACGTTCTGCCAGTTGCACCAGATTGTGGCGCAGTGCGAATGCACGACAGGCTTCATCAAAATGTGGATGTTTGGAAACTTGGTAATCAAACATGGTTTTCAACTCCGAACTTATCGCAAAATCGAACTCAGCGTCTTATTGCGAAAATAGACGTCTATTAAGCAGACAAAGCATCAACAGTCAGAGCAGCCAGGTTAATCATTACCTTTTCACGTTTTTTGTCTTTACGAAGACGATGACGAGGTAGTCGGCCATCAGCCAACATGTCGTTAATCGTATCAATAGAAAGGCCAGTCAGTTCGCTATAACGTTCGATTGTGACATGTGGTGTATTCAGAGTAATTGAAATGTTAGGTGTCATAAGGCAACATTCCTTCTAGATATGGCTTGTGGCGAGCCGTTGTTTGTCGTGATTAGTAGTGAAGGCTCCAAAAGAACACTTCTGGTTCAACTTTAAGATCGCTTTTGGAATCTGTCAACGAATTTTGGATTTCTTTGGAGGACTTGTGGATTTCAATAGCGGCGGTAAGAAAGCCATAGAACGTTTAGTTGAAGCATATGGGTTCGGTACCCGTCAGGCTCTCTGTGATCATTTAGGTGTTTCTAAGAGCACCATGGCAACGCGCTATATGCGTGATATTTTTCCAGCAGATTGGGTAATCCAGTGCGCCCTTGAAACGGGCACCTCGCTTAATTGGCTAACAACAGGGCATGGTTCAAAGCAAGCATCAGCAAATACAAATACTATAGAAGTAGAAAAATATTTATTGTCTGATGGAGCATTGCAGAAAGACGGTTTTTATATTTTTGATAAGGAATTTCTACCCTCTACGTTTAAAAAACCTTTTGTCATCACAGATAACAATTCTGAATTTATTTGTGATAAAGAATTTGATGATATACGTGATGGTAAATGGGTAATAAGTATTGATGGCGAAATAACGATCCGTGACATTACTCGTTTACCCGGTGGAAGAATCTTCGTCGAGGGTGGAAACAGAGCCTTCGAATGCAAGATAGAAGACATTGAAATAATTGGTAAAATTATAAGTTTAACAGTCAAGTATGTTAAATAGTACCGGGAGGAAACTATGCTTGGTAAGGTATTTTTTGTGGTTTTGTCATGTTCTTTGTTATTAAACCCACTAACTACCTATGCTAGAAATTATCCCTGCTCAGGGAAAAAGGGAGGTGTTTCTCACTGTACCTCAGATGGCAAATTCGTTTGCAATGATGGAACTATTAGTAAATCCAAAAAAATCTGTACTAAAAACTCACGATAACTTTTGCTTTTATATCTGCGTCTAAAATAAAAATGAGCCGCAGGTTAACCGCAAAAGTTACATGCTCACATAGCAAAAAGAATAGCCAACTTCATTATGGCTTCAGTGAGATGTATGGTCGTAGGATTTCATACATTGACACTGGTTATACATACAGTAAAAATGCTCTCTACTGGAGGGCATTTTTTATGGCAGTACGAAAACTCACCACCGGGAAATGGCTTTGCGAATGTTACCCCGCCGGACGTAGTGGGCGTCGTGTGCGTAAACAATTCGCCACCAAAGGCGAAGCTCTGGCTTTTGAGCGCCACACGATGGAAGAAACCGAAGCAAAGCCCTGGCTGGGTGAATCAGTGGATCGTCGAACACTGAAAGACGTAGTTGAGCTATGGTTCAAACTACATGGTAAATCTCTAACCGCTGGGCAGCATGTCTATGACAAATTGCTGTTGATGGTTGACGCTCTGGGCAATCCCCTTGCAACCGATCTCACATCTAAAATGTTTGCCCACTATCGAGATAAACGCCTGACGGGTGAGATCTACTTCAGCGAGAAATGGAAAAAAGGAGCAAGCCCAGTCACTATTAACCTGGAGCAAAGCTATCTTAGTAGTGTTTTTAGCGAACTATCCCGCCTGGGCGAATGGTCGTATCCGAACCCACTGGAGAACATGCGAAAATTCACCATCGCAGAAAAAGAGATGGCATGGCTTACCCATGAGCAGATTGTTGAATTGCTGGCTGATTGTAAACGTCAGGACCCAATTCTGGCACTGGTAGTTAAGATATGCTTAAGCACTGGCGCACGCTGGCGTGAAGCCGTAAATCTTACCCGCTCACAGGTGACCAAATACCGAATTACCTTTGTAAGAACGAAGGGGAAGAAAAACAGAAGCATCCCTATCAGTAAAGAGCTTTACGAAGAGATCATGGCGCTTGATGGGTTCAATTTCTTCACAGACTGTTATTTTCAATTTTTATCCGTGATGGAAAAAACGTCTATCGTGCTCCCTCGCGGTCAACTCACACACGTTCTGCGCCATACGTTTGCGGCGCACTTCATGATGTCGGGTGGAAACATTCTGGCCTTACAAAAAATTCTCGGACACCACGATATAAAAATGACTATGCGTTACGCACATCTGGCACCGGATCATCTGGAAACGGCGCTTCGTTTCAATCCTCTGGCAACGCTGCCAAGTGGCGACAAAGTGGCGGCAGCGGTTGGCATTACCCCGTAA